ATGTTCTATCTTCTGCAGGGGACATCGTGAAATGGGAAGACCGTTTCAACATTGGTATAGACAAGCTAGAGAAAGTTACACACTTGCTTTATTTGGCGTGGCTTGCTGTAACACGTTTGAAGAAGACTGGTGAAGACTTTGATGGCTGGATTGAACTTGTTGCCAAAGTTGAGGTTACAGACCCAAAAGAATAAACGGTTTGGGTGTTGACTCGTATCATTGGATGATTGCGAATCTTGCTGTTGCAACAGGTATAGCCCCTTCAGTGTTGATGAATGAAACTGATCGGATGATAAATACTATGTTGTTTGCTTTGAAACATCAACGGAGCGGTGAGTAATCATGGGCAGGCTTGCTAGAGCTGGTGCTAGAGCCAGTGCATATAATGAAAATCAAGATGTTATTTTTGATGCCAGAGCAGTTTTACGTGAACTAAACAATCTTGAACCTGGACTACGTAAACAACTGGTGCGTGACTTTAAGAAGATTGCTGAACCTATGGTTAGTGATGTCAAATCTGTCATTCCAAAGACTTCGCCTATTAGTGGCATGAGCTCATCTAGAAACCCTAATGGCAGATTGCAGTGGGAGCGTGGTCGTTACGGTAAGAAGGGAACTGTAGTCAAACCTGACAATGTTATTGCAAGATTTAGTTCAAGTAGATCTAACAGACGTGCTGTAACGAGTTTGTTTAGTGTGTGGGCTAGAAATCCTGCAGTGAACATGGTTGGCCTTGCTGGTAAGGGTTCTAATTCTTCAAGGTATGCAACTACACGTGAATACCCTTACAAAGGTGGTTTCCGTAGTCACAGAAACAATGGTCAGGGTCAGGCTTTGATTAGGCAAGTTGCTGCACGTGGCTTATACAACTTTTTTTATAAGGCTTCAGAGAAATCTATGCCTGATGTTGAGCGTGAAGTAAAATTGGTTTGGGAGTCATACGCCAAAAAAGTTGAAAGAAGGATTAGATAATGTCTTTAGTCGCAAAGATTGTTTCTAAGTTTGATGACTCAGGTATTAGGAAGGCTAAGTCTGGGTTTGGTGGGCTAACTAAGACTCTTGGTGCTATCGGTATTGGTTTTGGTTTGAAGCAGATGACTGATGGCTTGTTGGATGCTGCTAAGGCTGCTTCTATTGATGCTAAGTCTATGCAGTTGCTAAACAATCAGTTGACACGTAACGCTAACGCTACAGATAAACAGGTTACAGCCAACAACAAGTTCATAGATACCTTGGCTATGCAAGTGGGTATCGCTGACGATCAACTTAGACCTGCTCAGGCACGTTTGGCGAGAGCTACAGGTTCAGTTTCTAAGTCACAAGATTTATTGAAGTTAGCGTTGGATGCCAGTGCCGTTTCTGGTAGGCCTTTAGAGTCTGTGAGCACTGCGTTAGCCAAAGCATTTAACGGAAATACGACAAGCCTGAAAAGGATGTTTCCTGAACTGTCTAAATCTAAAGACATTATTGGGGATTTGACTAAAGCAGTTAAGGGTGCAGCTCAGGAGCAGGCAGACCCTTTTGCTCGTATGAACGTTGCCTTTGGTGAGTTGCAGGAGAAACTAGGTGCAGTTATTCTGCCTTACATTCTGGACTTTATAGATACGATGATGAAGCCTGGTGGTGCAATAGATCAGGTAGGCAAGTTCCTTGAAGATGTGTCTAACCCTAAGACTGAAGCAGGGCAAATGTTTCTGCAAGTCAAGGATGCTGTTGAGCAGACTGTTGATGCTGTAAAGACTTTCTTTGGTTTCTTTGGTGATGGTGATGCTGTCAAGGGTTTTGCCAATATTGCTTCTAGCCTTGTTCAAGCGTTGCCTGCTTTGATTGCTCTAAAAGGTATTATGATGTTGGCTTCTGGTGGTAAGGCTATTGCTAACTTGGCTAAGGCTATTGCTTTGATGACTGCAGGTAGTTTGACTGATACAAGCGTTGTTGCAACTGGAGATGGTAAAAATAAAAATAAAAAGGGTAAAGGTGGTGGCTTTTTGCCTTTTGCCAACCCAATTACTTTTGCTGCAGCATCAGTCCTAATGACTTCTGGTAGCACTAAACTTCAAACTCCTGAAGAAATTGCACAGCGTCAAGCTCAAATGAATCAGAATAAAGCAGATCTGTTCAAGAACGCTGGCAGGTATCCTGGTTTACCTCAAAGGCCTACAACTGTAAACATCAATGTTCAGGGTGCTGACCCGAAGGCTACTGTTGATGCTTTGGGTAAGTATTTAAAGCAGAATGGTAGTTTGCCGTTCAATCTTGCAACTGTAGGTAAGAAAATACAGTAATGCCTTTACCTACCTACCTTGTTGAGTTACAGTTTGGATCTAGTAGTTACATAGACGTTACGCAGTATGTGCAAAACGTTTCTATTAGTCGTGGCATAAACCGTAATCTTGACGACTTTAGTGCAGGTTCAGTTAGCGTTACTTTTGTAAACAATAATCGTGTGTTTGACCCACTAAACACTTCTTCGCCTTTATGGTATGTGTCTGGTGGTTATACGCTGGTTCAACCTGCAGGGCGTATCCGTATCTCTAGCAACGGTGTTAGACGGTTTACAGGGTTTATTCAAGACTGGGACTTCAACTATGAAGAATCAGGGTTTGATGCTACAGCTACATTGACAGCGTTAGACATGATGTATCGGGTCAGTAACGCTTCTTTCACTGGTGGCACTGCTTGGCAGGTAGAGTCAACTTCTGACCGTATCAAGACTGTCATGAACTATAACGGCTTTGCATCGTTGGAGTATGGTGGGGTTCGTGGTGGCCAGACTTTGCTTGGCTATGACGTGAATGAGCCTGGCGATAACGTTTTGGCTTATCTACAGAATGTTGCTCGTAGTGAACCTGCAGACTTTTACAGCAACGCTTCAGCTGTTATGCAGTTAAAGGATCGTAGTTTTACTAACTATGCGTGGACTAATACCATGCGATACAACTTTGTTGCTTACCCTGCTACAGCCACGCTTATCAGTAACGATAATTTGTTTACAGGCTGGAGTTTGATAGGTTCACCTACTACAGCGATTTCTAGCTTGTATGGTGGACAGTTGTGGCGTGGTGGAACTGTTGTTGACCCTGAAGTTCCTGCAGACTCTATTGTTGGATTTGAATACAAAGACATCAACCCTGGCAGATACAACGAAACAGGTTTGACCTACACTTTTGCAGGTTCACTTAGGGGCGTTTCAGGTACATACAACATCAGTGCGTTTCTACTAGATAACACTGGGGCTGTAACTGATTCAACTGCGATAACTGTTTCTTCTACAGCAACAACACAATGGGTTGACTATCAGACATCTTTGACAGCTGCAGGTTCTAGCGTGGGCGGAGTGCAGTTTGTCGCTAACGTTACTGGTGGGACAAGTTTTACTGTGTATGGTGATGGTTTTATTGTTGAGCCTGCAGGTACTAGCGTGAACTATTTTGACGGAACTTATAACCCTTATAGTTCTTCGGCTTCAACAGCATATGAAGTTGCTTGGAGTGGCGATGTTTACGCAAGTCAGTCAGGTCTGTTGACAAGCGTTTCTTCTGCGATAACTGCTCCTACAGTGCTTACTTTTGCTGATGCGAACAGCCAGGGGACAGCCTACGGCAACGGCACAGGTATTCCCTTCACTGATCTAGAAGTTGTTTACGCTTCAGAGCAGTTGTATAACAAAGTTCAGGTTGTAGGTGTAAATGCTACAGCTGTTGTTGAAGATACTGCTAGTCAGTTGCTTTATGGGTTGCGTGGGTACGGTCAGACAGATAACTTGACTACTTCTACAACTAAGCCTGCAGAGATTGCTTCAGCGTTTCTAGGTGAGTTCCGTCTGCCAGAGTATCGTGCTAATCAGTTGACTGTTGCTTTAGAGTCTTTAGGTTCAGCGGTACAAACATCTGTTCTAGGCATTGAGATTCGTGATGTGGTTAGGGTTTGTTTTCAACCGTCAGCTCAGGGCGGTGTTGTAGATAAGTATTATCAAGTTCTTGGTGTGAACAGTAATACTGATGTTGAGCGTGATGCTGTAACCCTAAATCTTGCTTCGTTAGATAACTTATCTTTTAGACTTGACTCGCCTTATCTTGGTGTCTTGGACACAGGTATTTTGGCATAGTAAAATAAGGGTTTAGGAGAATAATTATGGCTGCAACTAAAGTGTTTACTATTGGCGAAGTTTTGACTGCTAGTGATCTAAATGACAATTTCAGCAAACTACCTTTTGCTACTTCAGCGTTCAGCTACACTCAGGTTGCTACTTTAGCCCCTAACGTTTCTGGTACTGCTGTGGCTGTAGTGTTTCCTGCTTCTAGGTTTAGTGTTGCCCCGATTGTGACTGTTTCAACTAACTCACCTTATCTAACTGCTTTCGTGTCTGCTATTGGTGCAGGTACAGCAACTATCAACTGCAGAAACAATGGTGACACTACTTCTGCTGCTTCAGCTATTGTTACAGGTTTCGCTGTTCAAATGACTTCTGGTACGGCTGCAGGATAAGGGGAAAAGATGTTTACTTGTAAGACAGAGAACTGCCCTATGGGTGTTGAGAAACATTCTGCACATCCTGACGGTTTAGCGTTGATTTGCTGTTTCTGTTCGCAGGAGTTGACTCCAGATGAGTGACCCTAAGCAACCTACTAATCAGACTCTCTTGTTGCAGATAGTCAGAGATATTGAGATTCTAAAAGCAAACAGTATTCAAATACTAGAGTCATCTCGTGATCAT